GACCGAGACCGTCACGTCATCGCTGTGGCCGATCTCCAGCGAGGCCGACGCAGCGATCCGCCGCGAACTCGTCCGCGGCCTCGCGAACGGATCGAACCCGCGCAAGGTCGCACGGGACATCCTGCGCGGAACCGAAGGCCACTTCAACGGCGGCCTGTCCCGCGCCCTGACGATCGCACGCACCGAGACCCTCGACGCCTACCGGGCCGCCGCCAAGGAATCCCACCAGGCCAACGCGGATGTGCTCGACGGCTGGATCTGGCTCACCAAGCTCGACACCAAGACCTGCCCGGCCTGCCTCGGCATGGCCGGCACGGTGCATCCGCTCGACGAGTCCGGGCCGGACGGGCACCAGAACTGCCGCTGCGCACGGATCCCGAAGACGAAGTCGTGGGCCGACCTCGGCATCGACATCGACGAACCCGCACCGGTCACCCCCGACGCAGGCGAATGGTTCGACGCCCTCGACGACACCGAGCAGCGGAAGATCCTCGGCCCCTCCCGGTACGCCGCATGGGCCGCAGGCAACTACCCACGCACGCAGTGGGCCACCGTCCGCCGCAACGACGGCTGGCGCCGCTCCTACGTGCCATCACCCGCACCAGCTGCCTGACCCAGGGAGGTCGCATGGCTCGCCAGAACCTCACCGAGGCCGGCGCACACACCGAGATCCTCGAACGCAAGGACGACGGGTCGCTGCTGATCCAGGTCATCACCCCCGGGTGGGGGAGCAGCGGCTACTACTCGCCCGAGGTGCTCGAGGCTGCAGGGAAGGCGGGCGTGTGGCCGGCGGGGACGCACATGTACTTCGACCACCCTTCCGCTTCCGAGTCGTCGGACCGGCCCGAGCGGTCGGTGAAGGATCTGGCCGCGACGCTGACCGAGGATGCCCGGTGGGACGGGGAGCGGCTGGTCGCTCGTGCGATGCCGGTCGGGCTCGGTAAGACCGTGCTCGCCGACGAGGCGTTCCGCAAGGCTGTCGCGTGCTCAGTGCGCGCGTCGGCTGAGATGAACATGGGCGAGGCCGCGGGCCGGAAGGGCTGGGTCGTCGAGAAGATCCACCCCGACACGTTCAACTCCGTCGACTTCGTCACCCACGCAGGCCGCGGCGGCATGATCCTCGAGGCCGCCCGTCGCGAGTACGACAGCGAGCACGTCACCGAGGCATCGGACAAGCCGTGGTCGGGCTTCACGCAGGCCGACTACGACGACGCCCAGTGGAAACGCGCCTGCCTGATCGACAAGGGCGACGGCGAAGGCAAGTCCCGCTACAGCCTGCCGGTGAAGGAACCAGACGGCACCCTCAACCGCAACGCCGTCCACGCCGCCGCCAGCCGACTCGGTCAGGTGCAGGTCGACGCCGACAAGAAGAAGGCCGCCGCGAAGAAGCTGGCCAGCCTCTACCGCAACCAGCTGAACGAGGACCCGCCCGCGTCGCTGCTCAAAGCCGCCGGCGCGACCGAGTCCGCTGTCGCCGAGGGGCTCGAGAGCGACACCGAACGTGCCCTCAGGGATGCCGTGTCGTCGATGTACCGCGAGAACGACACGTACGCGTGGCTCCGCGACTACGACCCCGACGCCAAGGTCGCCTACTTCGAGCTCGACTCAGCCGGCCAGTGCGCCTCCTACGCGCAGCCCTACGAGGTCAGCGACAACGGCGCAGTCACGCTCACCGGCGCCCGCAGCGAGGTCACGCAGCGCACGAACTACGTGCCCGCCGCCGAGCCCACCAAGAACGTCCCGGTCCACCCGGCCGGGCAGTCCACAACCACCAGGGAGAACACCATGCCCGAGACCGAGGGCGCCACGACCCCCATCGAGGAGTCGAAGCGGCGCGAACTCGAGGAGGCCGCCGGCCGGGTGCCCGTGCTCGAAGCCAAGCTGGCTTCCGAGAGCGAGCGCGCGAACGTGGCCGAGAACGATCTGGCCGTCGAGAAGGCCCGCGGCTACGCCCGCGACTTCGGCACCAAGCGTGTCCGCGAGGCGAACACCGAGCTCGCGGCGCCGGTCGTCGAGAAGATCGTCGCCGAGGCGATGCGGGAGATCCCGCTGACCGAGGCCGACAAGGCGGCCGACCGGCGTCTCGACACCGAGGCGTTCGGCAAGCGCGTCGATGAGGCGCAGAAGGCCGAGGAGACCTACCTCGCGTCGATCGTCCAGCCCGGCCACGTCCGCGGCGTCGGCTCCACCAACTCCAAGGCCGAGGTCACCGAGGCCCAGGTCGACAACCTCGTGGCCGGCGCGTTCGGCCGCCGCACCGTGAAGGGGGCCTGACATGGCCAAGAACGAAGTGTTCGACCGGGGTTCGAACCTCAACCTCCCGGTCATCGCCGGTGTCGTCTCCGGCGGCCCCGTGGTCGTCGGCATGATCCCGGGTGTCGCGCTCACCAACCGCGACGCCTCCGGCAACGCCGAGGTCGCGACCGAGGGCGTCTACAACGTGTCGGTGACCGGCGCGATCGCGTCCGTGGGGCTGCCGGTGTACATCACCAGCGCCACCGGCGCGCTCGTCGTCGCCCCCGGCGCAGGCATCCAGCTGTTCGGCCACGCCCTCGCCACCAAGGGCGCCGCCGCCGGCACCATCCCTGTCCGCCTCGCTCAGTTCGCTGTCGCCAGCGACGCGCCCGCGTGATCTCGAGAGGAGACCACAACATGTCTACGGAGATGCTCACCGGCGACGCCGCTGTTGCCGAGGCCGGTGCGATCGCGCCGCGGCGCCGTTCCACCAACCCGCAGTACCTCGCCCGCCTGGCCGAGACCGCGACCCTCGTCGGTCGCGCGTTCGACGGTGACCGGCGGGCGATGCTGGACATCCAGGAGTCGCTGACGACTTCGGACTTCCCGAAGCTGTTCGGCGACGTCCTTGACCGGGAACTCCTGGCCCAGTACGACCAGGTCTCGCCGGTGTGGCCGATGTTCGCGACCCGCACCGTCGTGAAGGACTTCCGGCCGAAGCACTACCTCGACCTCCTCGGCGGCCGGGCAGTGCTGGACGCAGTGAAGGAACGCGGCGAGTACCCGGCGCGCGCCCTGTCCGAGGCCGACTACAACCTGACCGTCGGGAAGTACGGCGCCCGGCTCCCGCTGACGTGGGAGATGCTCGTCAACGACGACCTCGACGCGTTCCGCACCGCCCCGGAGCGGCTCGCGCAGGCCGCGCGTGACACCGAGGACCGCCTCGGCACCGGCCTCGTCGCCGGCGCGACCGGCCCGAACTCGACGTTCTTCACCTCCGCGCCGGCCAGCCAGTTCGGCGCCGCCGCGGTGGGAACCGGCAAGCTGACCACGGACAACGTCACCACCGCGTTGACCACGATCAGCACCCGGAAGGACAGCGAGGGTCGGCCGATCATGGTCAACGCCCTGATCCTGATGGTCCCGCCGTCGCTCGAGGTCGTCGCGAACCAGATCATCAACGCCCAGCTGATCCGGAACCGCGTCACCAACGGCACCACCAGCCAGGACCTGGAGATCGGGAACTGGCTGTCCGGCCGGATCAAGGTCGTCGTGAACCCATGGCTGCCGGTCATCGACGCGTCCGCGAACGCCGCGAACACCTGGTACCTGCTGCCGGCCCCGTCGATCGCGCGCCCGGCCCTCACGATGGGCTTCCTGCGCGGCTTCGAGACCCCGGACCTGCGGGTCAAGGCCGACACTGGCATGCGCGTCGGCGGCGGCTCGATCCCGGCCGAGGAGGGGTCGTTCGACACGGACGACATCCAGTACCGGATCCGCCACGTCACCGGCGGCACCACGCTGGACCCGATCGCGGCCTACGCGTCCATCGGCACCACGGCCTGATCGTGCCGACCGTCATCACGACGACGGATGCGTTCCTGGACCAGATCTCGACGCAGCTTGCCGTGCAGAACGAACTGCTCGGCAAGCTGGTCGGGGCACTCGCTCCAGAGCCGCCCGCCGAACCGGAGCCGGAGCAGGACAAGCAGTCGACCTCTGGGGAGCCGACTGCGAAGCCGACCGCCAAGAAGGCGCCGGCGAAGAAGGCCACGACCCGGAAGCGGGTCACCGGCCAGTAGCTGGGTGTCGGGGCGTCAACCCGCGGAATCGACGCGAGGCCCACAACTGCAACTGCGGGAAGGCGGACCGGGGAGTCCTTGGCCGGGCTAATGGCCAGGCTGCGTCGAGCCTCCTCCTTTCTCCCTGCCATGGGACGTCCTGCGCCCCGACACCACACATCCCTTAACCCTCAGCCGGGGAGCATCATGTCCATCCAGACGACTGCGATGAAGAACATCCTGGCCACCGCCTACGGTGCGGCTGGAAACGCGAACTACGCCGCGCTGTACACCACGGCCCCAGGCGGGAGCGCAGGAACGGAACCATCAGGCGGCTCACCGGCCTACGCCCGCAAGGCGATCTCGTGGGGTGCCGCCGCGAACGGCGTCATCACCGCGACCGTCACCTTCGACGTCCCCGCCTCGACCACGATCGTCGGCGCAGGCGTGCACACCGCGATCACGGCCGGCACCTACCTGGACGGCGCCGCGGTCACGTCGCAGGCGTTCGCGACCCAGGGCACGTACCAGCTGACCCTGACCTACACCCAGTCCTAGCCGGGGGAGGCGTCCATGGCGCTCCTCGCGGCCTACAACTTCGACGAAGCCAGCGGCGCCGTAATCGATGTCACCGGAAACGGTCACGGCTTCACCCCGGACGCGTCGATCACCCGCCAAGCCGGGCACACCGGCACAGGGCTGAGGCACGAGTCGACCGCTGCGAACTCGATCGGCCCGGCGATCTTCGGGCAGACAGCGCAACGCACGCTCATGGTGTGGGTGAAGCGGACGTCGAACTCGGTCGACGCCTGGATCGTCGAGATGAAGAACGCCACTGCCGACACCGGTGTGTGGGGATTCCTCTACACCGGTGGTGCGGTGCAGGCGCGAGCGAAGAACGCATCAAACGTCGCAACGTTCATTCAGGTAACGCAGCCGTCGGTGAACAATTGGCACCACCTGGCGATGACCTACGACGGATCCACGCTCCGGTTCTACATCGACGGATCGTCTGTCGGTACACCCGCCGCCTTTGCAGGCCCGGTCTGGGCGTCGGCGACATTCTTCCCGTTCTTCGACGCGGCCGGCACAGAGACCATCATCGACGACGTTCGCGTCTACGACGAGGCGCTCGACCAGGCAACCATTGCTTCGCTGATGAACACCCCGGTCTCTGGCGGGTCGTCCTTCACTGGCTCCGCCGCCCTTTCGGGTGCGGGGACGCTGGCGGCGACCGGGAAACCGGCTGCAGCGGCGGCGGCGCTCGGCCTGGCCGGTTCGGGCTTGTTCACGGCGGCCGGCTCGCCTGCAGCAGCAGCCCCCACCACTGCATCCGGAACAGGTGCGCTCACCGGCGCGGCACAACCCGGGATCACCGCGGCGCGGGCACTCTCCGGCTCGGGAACGCTGACGGCCGTAGGTGTCGCGGCTGCCGCAACCCCGGCCAGCCTGACCGGCAACGGAACCCTCACTGCCGCTGGTGCACCCGCAACCGCCGACACCACCGCGCTGGCGGGCTCCGGCACATTGACCGGGGCAGCGAACCAGCCGATCGGCGCACCGGTCATGCTCGCTGGCGCCGGACACCTGACCCCGACCGGGCGCCCCACGACGCGAGACGGCGATCCCGCCACCGGGACCGGAGTGCTCGCCCTGACCGGCGTCCCGCAGTTCGCCGGAACGCTCAACCTATTCGGCGCCGGCTCGACCCAGCCGACCAGCCTTCCAACCGCGGTGGTGCTCATCGCACTCGCCGGCAGCGGCGCCCTGACCACGTCAGGGCGCCAGCCGCCGCCACCCGGTCGGCCCGGACACCTCACCATCACGAACCGCGACCCGGGACTCACGGCCACCAGCTACGGCGCCCACCTCGCAGCGACCAACGCCCCGTCATCCAGCTTGGAGGTCACCCATGAGCTATGACGTCGGCGACCCCGCAGTCTCCACGCTCACGGTCGCCCCGTTCGACGACACCACCCTGGCAACCGCTACCGTCCGGGCGCCCGATGGAACCGAGACGCCATCGACCCCGACACCAGGAACCGACCACAGCACCTGGACCGTCACCGTGCCGCTCACCGCAGCAGGCACCTGGTACGTCTACTGGACCGTAGAAGGCACCGGCGCGGGTACGCAGACGGACACGATCAACGCCGAACCGCTCCCGCCTGCGACGGACGACCAGCGTCGAGTCAGGCTGCTGATCTCGGACACGGACCCGGGCAACCGGTTCTTCGCGACCGTCGAGATCGACGACTTCCTCGCCATGAACGGCGGCTCGGTACGACGCGCCGCAGCTCAGGCGCTGGACACGATGGCCGCCAACGAGGCCATGGTCAGCAAGAAGCTGAGGACCCAGGATCTGTCCACGGACGGGCCCGCGGTCGCGGAGGCGCTTCGGAAGCAGGCCGCCGAGCTACGGCGTCAGGCCGACACCGGCGAGGGCGACGACGACAGCAGCGGCTTCGAGATCGTCGAGTTCGAGCCGTACCGCTGCCGCTACGGGACCTGGCTCTGATGCCCCGCCCGGGGTCACGGGTCATCCCGGCCGGCTGGGAGCTGCATCATCGCCCGGTCGCAGAAGCCACGATGACCGCCAGGTGCCGCATCACCCGCGCCGGCAGCGGCGAGGGCACATGGAACCCGGACCGCAACGAGTACGACCCGCCGGCCCGGCAGGTCGTGTACGAGACGTTGCCGTGCCGCGTGCAGGAACTGTCACTCCCGCAGACGCAGGAGGCCGGACAGCAGCGTGTCCCGTCCCGCGACTACCGCGTCGTCGTCCCGATCTCCGCAGGAGCCGTGCTGATCAACGACTGGGCGGAGATCACTGGCGGCGACCCGGCCCTCGACCCGTCCCTGGTCGGCCGGCATCTCGTCATCACCGACATCCAGCGCGGCTCCCTCACCTGGGAGCGCGACCTGGTCGCCATCGACAACCTGGGATAGGAGGCAGCCGTGGGCTTCGACGTCAGCCAGATCCGCGAGCTCGCGATCGAACTCAAGTCCTCCAGCGCCGAGGTTCCGGCGAAGGCCCAGGCTGCGCTTCGCAAGGTCGCACTCGACATCGAAGCTACCGCGAAAGCCTCGGCACCCGTTGACACCGGAACGCTGCGGGGTTCGATCTCGACCAACTTCAGCGGCGGCGCAGGATCGATCGCCGCTGAGGTGTCCGCGACCACGAACTACGCGTCCTACGTCGAGTACGGAACGAGCCGGATGCGGCCACAGCCATATCTGACGCCAGCGTTCGACAAGCACGTCCCATTCCTGGAGCAGGCGATGGGCAAGATCGCCGAGGACCTGCTGTGACTCTCGACGATCTCCACCAGGCCATCTGGTCGGCGCTCGAGGCGCTCGCTGGCGACAAGCTGTCCGTCTACGACGGGTATGTCCCGGACACCCCGGCAACGAACTACGCCGTGCTGTGGATGACGCCAGGCCAGGCGATGTCGACCCGGGTCGGTTGGAAGGCGACCGACCGCGCCGACCGGTTCCAGATCACTGTCGCGTCCAGCAACAGCAACCGGGCATGCCTCGCAACCGCGGACCTGATCCGTGCCGCGTTCACCGGGCTCCGTCTCGGCGACGGCCCGAACGCGCCGCGCTGCAAGGAAGACGGCGGCCCCGGACCGTTCCCGCCCGACACCAACATCCCAGGCGATCAGCGCTGGTGGATGCCCATGCCCTACCGACTCGTCACCAGTATCTGAGGAGCAACCATGAGCGAGCCTGTGCGCGTCCGCGACAAGGTCACCGGCCACGAGTACTCGACGTACTCCCCGAGCGACGGCGAACAGATCCTTCGCGACGAGCCCGCCGTCGACGTACACGGCGACCTCATCCCGGCGAAGCCAGCCGCACCCAAGACCCCCGCGGCACCCGCCGTGGCCAAGCCCGACACAACCCAGGGCCGCAAGGCCACCACCGAGGAGCACTGACATGCCCGTCACCATCCCCATCGGCATCAAGTACGAGGGCAACCTCAAGGTGGCCTACGTCCCGACACTCACCTCGATCACCGCGCCCACCGTCACGGAATTGACCGCAGCCGGCGCGCTTGACGTGTCGTTCTTCCTGACCGCCGGCAACTTCAAGCCGAACGCCGAGCAGGCGCGCGGCGACGACCGCCGGGTTGGGTCGAAGCAGACGTTCCAGACGCTCGGCCGGGAGAACGCGTCGATTGACGACATCGTGTACATCGCCGACCCGCAGGCCGCCGTGTCGACCCCGGGCAACAAGGCGTACGAGCTGTTCAAGTCCGCCGTGACCGGATTCTTCATCGTCCGGTACGGCCTCGACGCCGAGACCATGGACTTCGTCGCGGCACAGAAGGTCGACATCTGGCCGATCCAGTTCGGCGTCCAGAACAAGACCCAGCAGGAAGCGGACAACGAGTTCGCCAAGATCACCGTCACGCAGGCCGTGGCCGTGACCGGCCCGGTCAAGCGAGACATCGCCATCGCCGCCTGACGGGCCCCACGTTCGAGGCGGGCGGTACCGGGCTTGGGCCGCCCGCCTCTTCCTCCCTGACCAAGCCCGACCGAGCCCACATCACCAAGCCCCTGGAGTACAGCCATGCCTGCCACCGACCACTCGCACATCAAAGCGCTGCTGCGCGACCGCCAGACCTCGGCCAAAGGGCGCGCGTCGCGCCGCATGTCGATCTGCCTCGACCAGCCCCTCGCGCTCGATCTCGCTCTCGCCGAACAGGAACTCGCCGTCGCCGAGGTCGCGGTGGAGGAGGCGAAGAAGCACGGCGACAAGCGCGCCGGCGGGACGCTCGCGGTCGACGCGGAACTCACCAAGCGGGTCGACGAGGCACAGAAGGCCGTCGAGAAGGCCGAGGACGCCGCCGCGCCCGCGACGATCGTCATCACGTTGACCGCGTTGAAGGCC